GATGGGGTGATCACGTCTCCACCTTATTCCGATTCAATTACGGGAGGTCACCAAGAGAAAGAGACTGCAAAAGCAAGTCGTCGCAAGCGCAAAACTCCTGGTGGTAGTTTAGGGAAATCTCAACGGTTTGGGGGATATGGACTAAAGGATGGTCAGATAGGGAAATTATCGGGTGATACCTATTGGGAGGCTATGATCAATGTTTATGAGGAAATGTGGTTATCCTTGAAACCTGGTGGAATTGCTGCAATAGTGGTAAAGGACTATGTGCGAAAAGGATTGCGGGTTCCTTTATGTGACGATACCATTCGATTGTTGAATAGCATGGGTTATGATGTTTTTGATTACAGTCGAGCTTGGCTTGTAAAGCATAGGTTAAAAAAAGGGTTGTTATTTGATGAGGATATACTTAAAGAAAAAAAGTCCTTTTTTCGTCGGTTAGCAGAAAGAAAGGGTTCACCTCGAATTGATTGGGAAGATGTGATTTGGGCTAGGGTGAAAAAGTAAAAGTAAAGAAAGGGTGTAAATTATGACCTTGATTGAAACAATTCGAGCCGTAGAGTTGTCGGAACACGGAGCGTTGTTTCTCCAAATTATAGACGAGATCGAGCGGCTGGAGAATAAGGTGGAGCAGCTACAAGGTAGAGTTAACAAGCTACAAAAAGGCATTGAAGTTACGGCTGTGTCGATTGCTGAAGCAAGGAAAGAGTTAGCTTCGTGCGTTGAATAGTATGGGTTAGAGGGATCGCCTTGGATTGATTGGGAAGATGTGATTTGGGCTAGGGTGAAGAAGTAAAAATGATCGATGCAGGGGGATAACGTTATGTTGAGAGATTACAATAATGTATATGCGGTCGGATTTCAAGTTTCTGATGATGGTCAACGGGTGTGGCTCTGTATTGATGGGGAGTGTGTTCTAAGAGTTAGAGGTATAAAGAAATCTGTTGGAATTTGTGATGATAGACAAACATTGGATGATAAGGAGGAATGATTGAATGGAGCTTTATAGGAAGTACCGTCCGAAGACGTTTAAGGATATAGTTGGTCAGGATGATGTAGTATCGTCACTAGTGCAAATGGGGAAGAGAAAGGAAATACCCCATTTTCTTTTGTTCACCGGACCGTCGGGCTGTGGGAAGACCACAATTGCCCGTATTCTGAGGGTAAAGTTGAAGTGTGCTGACGCAGACTTTGCGGAGGTGAACGCAGCTAATCATCGTGGTATTGATTTAGTGAGGGGAATCAATCAAGTTGTTGGACTCAAGCCGATGGCTGGCCAATGTCGAGTTTGGTTGATTGATGAGGCTCATCAGTTAACGTCAGAGGCTCAGGGAGCGTTCTTAAAGATATTAGAGGATACTCCCTTACATGCTTACTTTATGTTGTGTACTACCGATCCACAAAAATTGAAACCTACTGTAAGGACACGAGCTACAGAGTATGCTCTAAAGGAAATATCGGAATCAAAGTTGTCATCATTGGTAGGGTTAGTTGCGTCTAGTGAGGGGTTGTCTTTAAGTGAGGATGTGATAGATCGAATTGCCAGGGTTGCTGACGGGTCGGCACGTAAGGCACTTGTTTTGCTACACTCGATAATGGGATTGGATGATGAGAATTCTCAACTAGAGACAATTAAGAAGGGATATTATGAGGAATCCGCTATTGAGATAGCTCGGGGGTTGTTGGGGGGAATGAGTTGGAGTGAAATGGTTAAAATCCTACAGGGAGTTGATGGGGATGCCGAGCAGTTGAGACGCATGGTTTTGGGGTATTGTCGTCGAGTGATGTTGAGTAACAATAAATTGTCTGGTAGGGCTGCGGTGATTATTGATATGTTTCAGGACAATCTTTATGATTCTGGTAGGGCGGGATTTGATTGGATTTGTCGTGCGTTATTGTTAGGGGATACCAATTAAATGAACTTGAAAGATTGTCGACCTGGTACTCACGTTTACCATGGGCTTTTTACTCACTATGGTAAGGGTATTGTGGTTAGGATTGATACATTAACCTTGGAAGAGCGCCTTTTTGAGGGGGGTCGTTTTAGGGTAGTGGTTTCATTTGAGGGTTATCCCCAACCAATGAGATTACGTTCGTCGGCGTTAAGGAAAACCCCCAACAGGAAGAAAATTCGTGATATGGTTGATTTCCACCGTAGTAGGGGTGACTTGGCTAGGGATGGTGGTGATCGTTTAATTGTAGGAGAATGACATGGGTAGCGACAATTTTTTGGAAATCGATCCAAATCGATTGGATGATGAGTGGATTGGACAGGCTAGTCTCTATCGTTATTGGGCTGAAAAACTTGCAGATGCTAGGCTTAGTCAAGAGTCAGCAAAAAATCGTGTAGAGTTAGTTAAGGCGGAGGTAGAACAGGTTAGGGGTCAATTGTATTTGGAAATAGCCAGCAATCCAGATGTGTTTGGACTAGGCAAATCAACGGATAAGGCGATAGAAGCATGTATACCCCAGCAATCTTCATATATGGCGGTTAGGGATCAATTAGCGGAAGCTAAAGAGATTTTAGCCCAGTGTAATCATGATGTGGGTATTTTTGATGCTACAACACGAGCTTTAGAACATAGGAGAGAAGCACTAGGGAAGTTGGTTAGTTTACATGGGCAGCAATATTTTTCACAACCCCATCCTGATTCTGAGGATCTCGATGTTGTACATGAAGCACAAAAACGCCGTTTGAGAACAAGAGGGAAGTTACGACGAGGTGATAAGTAAAACGTTGTCAGTGGTTAAACACCGTAGTAGATTTTGATTATGAGGAGAATGAGTTATGGCTAAAGGTAGACGGGAAAGACAAGAAAAGCGGGCAAAATATGCCAGTGCTAAGCGTAGAGCTACGGAGCATAAGACTGGATTTGAACAAACGGCGTTTAAGCTGCCGTCTGGTGTTGATTTGTTCAAGCCCGATGGCAAGACTAGACGTATAGATATTATGCCCTATGAAGTGAGTGGTGGTCTTAACCCCTTTTGCGATGAGGGGGAATTGCACTATGAGAGAACTTTTTGGGTTCATAAGGCAATTGGCCCAGAACAAAATACTTATGTTTGTTTGGCCAAAACCTTTAAGAAGAAATGTCCGGTGTGTGAATATCGGGCTAAACTAGCTAGGGAAGGTGGAAACGATGAATTAATCAAGCAACTCGCACCGAAGGAACGTCAGTTATTCAATCTTATTGATACGGAAGATCCTGATAAGGGTGTTCAGGTTTGGGAGGTATCTTTTCATTTGTTTGGTAAGATGCTAGATGCAGAGATCCGTAACGCAGACGAAGATGATTTTTTCGAGAACTTTTTCCACCTAGAGGACGGTTTTACCTTAAAGGTATCGTTTGCAGAGAAAGCGTTTCTAGGTCGAAAGTTCTTTGAGGTTGAAACCATTCACTTCAAGAAACGATCAGCGTCCAAGGGTTATGAGGATGATATTTTGGACGAGGTTCATTGTTTGGATGGGTTACTGATTGAATTAACCTACGAGAAATTGGATTCACTTTTACATCAGGATGCTGATCAGGATGTTGATAAGGATGAGGAGAACGACGACAAAAACCCTACTCACCGATCTGGGCGTTCGACCAGCCGTGCGCCTGGTGTGAAGAGTACCACGAAGGAGGCCCCGAACGATGTAGAGGATAATGATGATCCTCCGAAAAAGAAACGAACTAGAGTGTCTGACCATCCAACGGCGGAAGACGCTGGTTTGAAGGAAGGGGATATGGTGAAGTATGACGATACAGTCTGTGAGATTGTTAGGGTTTCGAGTGATGGTACTAGTTTAACTTTGAAATCGTCTGAGGGTAATATCATTAGGGCAAAAGGGGTCGACGAAGTAGTGAAAGTCGAAACAAAGTCATCCCAAAAGATAGTGGAGGATAGTCCCCAAACGGACGATGGCAATTCAGAAAGTGGTGATGATATTGGCGATGATTGGGATGACGACTGGGAATGATTGGTTCTTTTTTTTAATGGTGTAAAATGTTGTCATTGATTGAAAGGGCTAGGGAGTCACTTATGAATAGCCAAGGTCGAAAGCCAAATGATGAATTGTGGTTAAGTACAGGTTCTACACTACTGAATTTGGCTTGTTCGGGTAAGGCGACTGGTGGGTTTCTTCAGGGGCACTACTATTTTTTGGTGGGGGATTCCGCTAGTGGAAAGACTTGGTTGTCTCTTAGTTGTTTGGCTGAGGCGTCTACTCGCGAGGATTGGGGAAATCATCGGTTTGTCTATGATAGCAATGAAGCCGGTGCTTTAATGTCCCTAGAGAGATTTTTTGGGGAGTCAGTTGCGAATCGATTGGAGGCTCCGAGTGGTGGTATTTCGTCAACCGTCGAGGAGTTTTATTTTAACCTAGATGACGCTCTTGGGGAGGCCAAACCATTTATCTATATTTTGGATAGTATGGACTCTCTAAGTAGTCATGCGGAAGAGGTAAAATTTGATGAGCATAAGGAAGCTCACCGGAAGGGTAAAGATACTGCGGGAGACTATGGTATGTCCAAAGCAAAAGCGAACAGTGCCCATTTGCGAAAGGTACTGGGACCTTTGCGTGATAGTGGAAGTATACTAATAATAATCAGTCAGACGCGAGACAACGTAGGTTTTGGTTTTGATAAGAAAACGAGGAGTGGGGGACATGCTCTAAGGTTTTATGCAACGTTGGAGATATGGTCATCGGTTAAAGGGCGATTGGAAAAGACGTACAAAAGCAAGAAGCGTCAACTGGGTATTACTTGTCAGTGTAAGGTGAAAAAGAATCGGGTAACAGGTAGGGAACGAACCGTAGAGTTTCCAATCTATCATTCATATGGAATAGATGATACCGGAAGTTGTGTTGATTATTTGGTGTCTGAAGGTACTTGGAAGACGGGGAGTCGATCTATTAGTGTAACTGGTTTAGGGCCTGAATTCGAGGCTAGTAGAGATAAGGTGATTCGATCTATAGAAGAAGGTGGATTACAGGATGATGTTAAGTTTTTAGTGCAAAGGACCTGGGATGATATTGAAAAATCTTGTATGTTGGATCGAGAACCTCGGTATTAGGATATGTAATGGAAAATAATCAGGTCGAAGTTGAACCAACCGTGATTTATTTCTGTTATTATATAGGCCCCAGCAAGAAGACTCGCAGAATAAAGACGGGAAGAACTCGGGATCTTTACAAACGGGTGAACGAACACAAGAGGGAAGGTTACAATGGGGCTCACTTTACAGTGGAACCAATCGTTGCGGTTCGTAGCATCCCCGAAGGTGAAAATGTAGTAAAGAGATATTTTAAGGATATTCAGTGGTTTAATAAAACCGAAGAGTTTCACCCAGAGGAGAATTTGTTAGATTATTTGAGGTGGTTACGAGATCAACCATTTGTTTGGATACCAGACGATGATTTTGGGGTAAATTTGGATGTGTTGAAATGTACTAGGGATTTGAAATTAGTGGAGGTAACTGATTGGAATCCAACGGTAAATAGACGAAAAGCTGCTGTTAAATGTTCTGGTTTTTTTCCTTCGTTTATTGTGGAGAGAGGATATACCCCATTCGGATTTCATATGGATTTGAAGTTGGTCCCCCGAAAAAAGATGCGAGGAGATTTTTATACTCCAGAGTATATATTGGATGCAACTCGGTATGTTTTTGGGGGAGAGTTCGATCTTGATCCAGCTTCGTGCGCAGAAGCAAACCAGTTGGTGAGAGCTAAAAGATTTTATAGTGTAAACGAGGATGGTTGTAAACACTTGTGGTATGGAAAGGTGTGGTTAAATCCCCCGTTTGAAGAATGGGATGGTTGGGCTAGTAAGATAGAGTTGGAGTGGAATCGTGGGCAAATCGATGAAATGATGGTGGTGGCTAATACAAACTCGATAAATGCTGGGTATTTTCAGCCAATAGTTAATAAGATGACTGCCATGTGTATTTACAATGGTCGCATTTCGTTCCTGGGGAGTTTATCTAAGTCGACACCTCGTCACGGACAGGTTTTGGTTTACTTTGGGGGTCACTTGGACAGATTTGTGGAAAGATTTGGGGAGTTAGGAACAGTAGTAAAAAAATTACCCTGATAGTATTTTTGGGAGTGGTGTGTAATGTCTAAATGGTTAGTTTTCGATACACCATATTTGTGTTATAGAGCATTTCATGCTATGGGGAATTTAACCCATGAGGGGGTTGACTCTACAGTTGTATTTGGGGTGCTTAGAGATGTGCAGGGTTGCCAGGATTTGTTTCCTGATCATGGTTTGGTATTTTGTTTTGATCGGGGGCGTAATCGACGATTGGAGTTATGTTCGGAGTACAAAGCAAATAGAGCTTTTGACCCAAAAAAGGAACTAGATCGGGCGCTTCAGTCCACAAGCATTAGGAAGCAAATTGATAATCTTCGGTTAAATTATTTACCGGAGTTGGGGGTGAATAATGTAGTTTGGCAGGATGGCTACGAAGCAGATGATTTGATTGCGTCAATTGTTCAGAGGTCGGTGGGAAGTGAATTCATTGTAGTGGCGGCCGACAGTGACCTATGGCAATTACTAGGTCGGAAAGTCTCGATTTGGAATCCCCGGAAGTCTTTTTTGTATACAGAAAACCACTTTCGGGACGATTGGGGGATTTCTCCCAGTCAGTGGGCAGACGTAAAGGCTATGGCAGGATGTTCGGGGGACAATGTAATAGGTATAAGGGGGATAGGGGAAAAGACTGCTGCAAGGTTTTTGGCTGGTGTGTTAGGTTTGAATACAAGAGCCTACCAAAAAATTGTTGTGGGAAACGATATATGGAAAAGAAATTTGCCATTGGTACGTTTACCATTTGATGGAGTGAAAACAGTGGAGTTGTTGTCGAATGATTTGGATGACCGTAGGTGGTTTCGATTTTGTCGACGATTGGGATTGTCTTCGCTGATTAGGTAGGTGTATTATGTTGGAGCGATTACGTTTATGTGGGTTTCAGTGTCATGATGATCTACGAGTGAAGTTTGATCCTCATGTTACTACAATAGTTGGTTGTACAGATGCAGGGAAGTCAGCTATAGTAAGGTCTCTTTATTGGTTGTGCTTCAATCGACCGTCTGGTGATTCGTTCATTAAGTATGGGGGTGAACGTGCTATTGCAACCATGTGGATTGACGGTCGTCGGGTACGTAGACGAAAAGGGGTGGATAATGATTTGTCTCTAGATGATAGTATCTATAAGGCCATGGGGTTATCCGTGCCGGATACAGTTGCTACGTTTGTTAATGTAGGTGGGGCAAATTTTCAATTACAACATGACTCCCCATTTTGGTTTAGTTTGACTGCCGGACAAGTTTCCAAGGAATTGAATAAGGTTGTTAATCTAGAGGTAATTGACAGAGTTCTATCGGCGGTTGTGGAAGTTGTAAAGAAGACTAAGATTCGGTTGGGGTTATCTCAGGAGAGGGTGGAATCCACTAGATCAGAAAAAGAACGGTTGTCATTTGTTCCTCAACTACAATGTGATTATCGGGAAGTTGTTAAGGGAAAGAAATCAATTCAAGAGCTGCAAGATGAAATAGACTATATGGGTGATTTGTTGGATAGGATGAAGGCTCTAGAGAAGAAACGGTCGGTTGTTGTACCTGATTTGGGGGTGTTGGAGGATGGTCGGGATCAAGTGAAAAGAGGTAGTAGAGGGGTGGAAAGGTTAGAGAAATTGTTGAGACAGTTGAAGTTACTTGCGCAAAGGCGGTCGCGGGCAAGGGTTGATTTGAATCAATCGCGACTGGATTTGCGTAAAGCTTGTGGAGGTTTATGTCCAGTGTGTGGTTCCACTTTAGGGGATATTGTACTATGAGGTTAGTAAAGCCGTCGTTTGCTATAGAGTTTTTTCCGAAAGATGTTTGTGTCGATTTGGAGCTTATAGGGCGAACGTGCTACAAATCGGAGAATGTGGTTACCGGAAAATCTGCCGGACCGTTTGTGAGAAAATTAGTGAGAATGGGTCACTGGTCTGTAATTGAGCACGCTACAGCTACGGTGAAGTTTGTAGTTGATAGAGGGGTGAGTCACGAGTTAGTACGTCATCGGTTAGCGAGTTATTCTCAGGAGTCTACTCGCTACTGTGATTATAAGGGAGGGGTGTGTTTCGTTATTCCTACGTGGTGTAGTTGGATAGAGGAAGGTGTCTATGGTCATGTTTCTGAGCTACGCAAGATGTATTCGAGGTCGGGAGGTGGTGGGACTTGTGAAGAATCAGTGTTTATTTGGTTGGATTTGCTACTGAGAATTGAGGAAGGCTATCGTAGTTTACGTTCATTGAAGATTAGCCCCCAGACCGCCCGGGGTATTTTACCCAATAGTTTGAAAACAGAAATAGTGATGACCGCTAATTTCAGGGAGTGGTTTCACGTATTTAATTTGAGGTGTTCTATGGCTGCTCACCCTCAGATGAGGGAGATTATGATTCCGCTCAGAGAGGAGTTTAGTCGTAGGTGTCCTGAAGTGTTTGAAGTAAAGGATTCTTGATGGCTCACACCATAGCAATTATGTGCAGTGATTTGCACTTGTCCCATCGCCCCCCTATAGCTAGGGCAAACGAGCCAGATTGGTATGATGCAATGGCTCGCTCTTTACGAGATTTGAAGGCGTTGCAGAGTCTTTATGGTTGTGGTGTGATTTGTGCAGGGGATATATTCGATAAATGGAATGCTCCACCGGAGTTGATAAACTTCGCTATTCGAGAACTTCCAGATATGTATGCTATTCCAGGGCAGCATGATTTACCTTACCATGATAAACATCAGATAAGAAAGTCAGCTTTTTGGACTCTTGTGGAACACGGTAGGGTAAAACTTATAGGTGAGAAAGAACGTTTTTCTACTCCAGGTCATGATCTAGAGGAAAGGGTTCACCTCTATGGATTTCCATATGGTGAGGAGTTACATTCAAGAGAAGTATTTGACGACGGTTTACGAGTGGCTGTAATCCACCAGTATTGTTGGGCGTCCACTAAGAAATATTCCGGGGCTTCTGATCTTGATAATGTTGGTGCTCATAGAAAATTATTGGGGGATTATCATGTAGCCCTTTTTGGTGATAATCATAAAGGGTTTGTTGTGAAAATGGATGGGGTGGTTATAGTGAATCCAGGGACGTTTTTTCGTCGAGCGTCGGATGAGATTGGTTATACACCCATGGTGGTTTTACTTCAAAGTGATGGTTCTACAGTACCTTATATGTTAGATGTTGGACAGGATCTAATAGAAACAACCCATGATCGAGAAAATGTTATAACTATAGATTTGCAGGAGTTTGTGGATGGGTTGGAAAGCTTAGGTAGTGGCGAGTTGGATTTTGTGAAGGCTTTGATGGAAGCAATTAAAAGTTCAGAAGTTTCTATGGGGGTGAAGAGACTAATAGGAAAATTGATTCAGTAATTAGAAAGGTGGTAGTGTGATAAGCAGTAGAGCATTTGAAATTATGAAGCAAAAGGTTGATAGTTTAAGGAAAGAGGTAGCAAGAGCTGAAGGGGCGTTCGATGAGTTAGAGTCATCGCTTCGTGATGATTTTGGTGTAGAGACTATTGAGGAGGCCGAAGCTAGTTTGCAGAATAAGCTAAGGGTTTTGAATGAATTGAAAGAGAAGCAGAGTGAGATAGAGTCAGCTTTCATGGAAAAATGGGGGGAGATTTTAGGTGAATCTTAGCCGTTGTAAGCAACAAGTGGATTCCCTAGGGGCTCAGTATCGTCGTGTGTGTGATAATGAAGAAAGGGACGAAAACGATTTAAAGGATGCAGTGATCGCTCTAGATGATGCTATGGTGGCTCAAGGGTTGATTCAGACAGTTGCCCGGTCGGTTCAACAGCAAGCTCACAACCGAATAGCGGGAGTTGTGACCCGTTGTTTGGAGGCTGTATTTTCCGATCCATATGAGTTGGTTATACACTTTGAGGAGAAACGGGGTAGAACGGAGGCCAGGTTGGTTTTTACTAGGGGTGGAAATGAACTAGATCCATTGACGGCTGCTGGTGGAGGGGTTGTGGATGTGGCAGCATTTGCATTAAGGTTAGCGTGTTTGGCTTTGTCTCGACCACCTGCTCGTAGATTAGTAGTAATGGACGAGCCCTTTAAGTTTGTGTCCAGAGAGTTTATACCACGAGTTAGAACCATGTTGGAGGTGCTGTCTAATGAAATGGGTTTTCAGTTTGTGTTAGTGACTCACGATACCGATCTCAGAGCGGGTAGGGTTATAGAACTATAGGGCGTTTTTGGAGATTAGTATGGCAGAAAGTAATAAAGATATTGCCAATCGGGCGGCTTTGGATCAGGCAATGGCTAATGTGGCTGATTTGTTTCCACTAATGTGGAGACGCCTGTATTTGAATTGTAAACTCGCCGGTTTTAGTGATAACGATTCACTAGAACTTGTGAAGAGTTTTATTGAATCGGGTTGTAGGAAGTAGTAACAACCAGGGTTTTTTCACGGGAGGATTTAGTATGACTATTTTGAGAGTGATTGAAGGACTAAAGAACAGATCGATTTGGGAGTTTTTTAAGTTGCGAATGGATGATGATACCGATACTAGTAGGATGGGAAGTTTTTTATTCGATGAAATGAGTGATACTTTCAATCTAGAGAACAATTTTTTTATTCCTAGCGAAGTCAATCGAGTCAGGTTGATTCTGCGAACAGACTACACAATGTTTGGTGTGATGTGTCGATTACTTTCGCCCGATAATAAAGGTAGGTTTGCCAGAGGTTTTCCTTGTCTTGTTGTGGGGTCGTTCAAGAGCGAAGTAATTTCGGATGGCAATATGGATGAGATTTTGTATGATCTGATAAAAAGGGGTTACAAGTTGATTTTTATGGAGGTTGATTATGAGTCGGATTAGGTGGGTAGTAACAATTATAGTGTTAATTCTGTTTGGGGTGTTTTGTTGGAATGTACCAAGTGAGGATGAAGACTAAGATAATTGTATTGTAGGGTAAATCAGGAGTACGAAAATGATGTTATCCCCTGATCGTTTGGGTGATAAAAAGCATCGACGATTTGAGATTCGAGCCATGGAAAAATTGACGGGTATCGAGGTGGTTCTAGGGTGGTCGGATGATCGATCTGCTTTTCGGGAAGTTGTTAGGTTAAATCCTTCATTGGAGAATATAAGCTATAGGTCAATTGATCGAAATCGTGAGGGATTTGAAAGTACAAATGTAGTAGATCGGGACGATGGGAGTTCAAACCTTTATGGTTGTCGACGTTGTCCGATGTGTGATAGTGGGAATCGGGTGTCATACATGGATAATGGTCGATTGATAATAAAATGTTATGAGTGCCAGTATATTGAATTGGGGGTAACCAAGGATAGTGATTAACTACCCCAGCTTTTTTGGGTTCCAGGCGGGTCAACACATTATGGATGGTTTATACTAGAAAGAAAAGGTGGTGAAAATGGAAGTGGAAGTGGAAACGCTATATTGTGTTATTAAGTGGAAAGGAAAGAGACCACGACGCGAATACCCTGTGTATGAAGTGAGATCCATGAGGGCAAAAAATGACGATAGTGGTTGGGTTGTAGTAGAAGAGAATTTACCGTTTTCTATAGCTTATAAGCGGTGTACATTGTTGGAGAGTAAAACACGAAAGTTGGTGGTATAAGTCTATGGTACATATTCAAATGGTGTATTTCGGAAGGTCGGGTAAGTATTACTCGGAAGGGGAGGGAGATTACAAGGAAGAATTGTTCGATGGGTGTATTTATCCCAGGGAATACGCAAGAGTGTTACGGGAATTGAAGATGCTACCAGGATTGGTTGATGGTGTGAATTGGAATGGGTTTTTAGAAGTGCGCAAGGATGGGGGTTACCCAGAGTTACTAATTCCAGAGGATTTGATATGATTACTACAATGAAAATGGACGACGTTGAAGTTGGGAGCATTCGGGCTGGTGATTTTGAAGGGGTTGTGTTTAATAACGCATTGTGTAATGACGACGATGAGGACGACTATTTCGACGATGATGATGACGACGATGATGACGACGATGATGACGACGATGATGACGACGATGATGACGACGATGAGGACGATGATAAGGACGACGATTACGACGATGATGATGACGACGATGACGATGACGACGACCAGATGTGACAAATAGGTAACGCATGGTTCTGGGTTGTATAGATTAGGATTAACACATGGCGGGGAACATAGATAAATTGGAGTCAGCTCAGTTGCAGCGTCGTATGAGTGTAATGAGAGATTATATTGATTGTACTTACTCGACGCAGACACAGTTGGCAATTCGGTATGGTGTAACCCAGAAAACGATTAGTGTTGATTTGAGATGGTGTCGTGAACAGTTAAGGGAAGAGCTGAAAGAGGCGGTTCAAGACGACGTTCAAAAACGTATTGTGCAACTAGAGCAAAATATGGCTAGGGCTCAATTAGCCTGGCAGCGAAGTCAACGAAACACTGTTGAAACTCGTACCAGTTACGAAAAGAAGGATTGTGGTGTTTGTGGGGGTACTGGATTTAACCCGGGGAGAAATGCTGATTGGTGTGATATTTGTAGTGGTGAGGGTTATATAATTGAGGAAGTGGTAGTTCAGAAAGTGATGGGTCAAGTGGGTGATCCTCGGTTTTTGTCAGTCATTAGTGATTGTGTAAAAGAATTGAATCGAATCTATGGTCATACGGAGAAGGGTCCAGTTAATCTGCATTTCCATCAGCACGACCACCAGGAGATTAAGTTTGATGCGGGTGAGTGGGCGGACGCAGACCCAGATTTGATTTTGGAGGCCAAGCGAAATTTACTTCGGTTAAAGAAATCAAAGGGTGATAAAGTCATCGACGTAGGGGAGAAAGATTGTGGGATGACACAATGAATTGGTGTTTGATTTTGTCGGGGGTTGGTTTGTCCCCAAGAACACTGATTCGATGCAGGAATCAATAGGGAGTGTTGTCATGTGTGAACCGTGTCATTCGGTAGTACAGTACCCAGACCATTTTGATGATGATGAAATTCCAATGGGGTGTCATCAATCAGATACCGGATCATATGTTCGCCATGCATTGGGGCGAGCTGCTGCTTGGGGTCGCCGAGTTAGTAGGTGGTTTCATGTTTCTCGAATGGGAGCGGGTCACTCTACCGCAACGGGATTGAATGGAATTGCGAGTTCGAGAATGCCTACTCCAACCGGATATGAAACCTATTGGTGGTCTAGGGAGTTCAAACGGGATGGTCTTTTTCATGGTCTTGATATGGATAAAGATGCTGCCCGGGAGGCTGCTTTGTCGTATTCTCGTTCGGTGCTTGGCACTATGAGTCAACTACGAACGTTTCTGGAAGACTCGATTTTGAGCAGTCATTGCGGTATGGGGGGAACGTATGTGACTCGATTCATGGATCACGTTCTGAGCAGTGATGGTCGAGATGTAGTGTTCACGAAGTTTCGTAGGGTATTTGGTAGAATGGATACCCGTACGTTTTTCAGGTTGTTTGAGATTGGTGGTCGTTTTGAAGTTTCCGAAGTTGTGAGGAAACAAGCAGTAAAGTGCTTCATGGGTTTTACTCGCAAGCGTGAGTTGTTTTTGCCCCATTGGGCAGATGACTCTGGATTGTGGGAGCCCGGGGGTAAATCTACCATCATCTAATGGAGGGTCTGCCTATGGATGTTTGATACTAATGGGATAACTGGTGTCAGTGAGATGTAAAATAAATAAGGAAGCCAATTAAAAATGGTGTTTGACATGAGTAGGCTAGAGGAAATGTGATTTTGTAAAAAAGGGTTAATATTAAATTAAGTTTGTAGAGTCCCCTCTAAGCCGAAATAGGGGGGGTATTCTCCCGGCCCGTGGGATGGGGAGTTAGTCCCCACACTCGTGAAAGTGTAATCGGAGCACAGCTCTACAACCCTATTGATGGGGTCGGCTAGTGAGATGTGTATCTCACTAGAGGTCACAGGAAACAAGAGTAGTTTCACAGTGGCCTATTTGGCCCACCTTTCAGTTGCGCCACAGGAGTCGGATATGATAGTGCGTTTGGCGCTATCGTCCGAGATAATGATGTACAGTTTCCATGTGATTCACCTTCCGGGGGTGTTCACGCAACTGATGGGGATGTGCATCCCTTGTGGTAGGTGGGCCAAGTATGCCACTGTGAAACCAATTTGGGAGATGTAGTCATGTGATGATTTGAATCAAGAGGGGTATCCGGTGTACTCAGGTAGTTACCAGATGTTGTAGTTTGACGCGGAGTAATTGGTTGTTGTATTCTCTTGCTGGACTGGGAGTACAAATCGCCCAATAGCAGGAGAGTGGTGATGTGTAAGAAGGTTAGTGATTGGTGCCGTGAACAGTTTGGAGGATTTTCTATCATGCACTGGATATTAGGAACAGCTCTAACGGGCGTTTCAGGCGTTGTGCTTGATGCCGTTCCTGTGTTCTCGACCTTTCAGGTTGTCCTGTTGGTTATCCTATTGGTCATTGTTATCTTGTCTGCAATGTCATTGTGGCTGAGGCAGGGGGAAGCGAGAGCGAAGTTCTTCCGTGAGCCATTGACCACGATTCCAGATGGAACGGAGGATGAAGGTGTATGGAATTCATGGCTTCTCAAAATGGAGGCTTTGCTTCGCGGTAAGGGGATGAAAAGGAAGTCCGATATTTTGAGATCAACCATTAGCCGAGCTGATCCACTCGACCGCCCTGAAATAGCCGAAAACTTCTTTCGAGGATTAGCTCAAGAGTCGATGGAAAGTCCTTCATAGGACTCGACGCTGCATATAGTAGTAACCTGAGTAAACCGGATACCCCTC